TACTAATATATTCCCATACTTTAATATTTTCTTCTTCACACTTTGACATAAAAGATTTGGAACTTGATCCAGTTGGAAAATATATTGAGAGAGTGGATGAATCGTGGCGATAAATTTCTGTATTGTAGTGGCCTTTCAGATAATTGTCATCTTTGTTTTTAGATTTTGTATTGTCTGTATTTAAGGTATGATAAATGAAATATGTGCCTGTGTATTTATAAATTTCTTTTTCACCTCCTTTGTATCAATATATAACTATTATAAATTTTTATAAAACTCACTTTCATGCTCAATAAATCCATTATTACTATCCAAAATATTAACTCCCTGTCTATATCCATATTTTAATATAATATCTTTACCTATATTCCATGCTATATTTATACTCTCTTCTCCCATTCCATCGTCATGAATAAGAAATCTTAATCGATTATCCTCTGGAATTAAATGAATTTCTGTAAAATATTTTTGCATTCTTAGACCATTACTACTACAATCCCATAATTCATATCCTTTACTTTTAAACACTTTTATTAGTTCTTTTACTTCTGGAAGAGTTTCTAAATTTTTGTAATCTCTATGAAACATTTTTATTTCCTTCTTTCTATTATTTTAATAACTTAATATGTATCATAACTATACATTAATTTCTTATTATCACATTCTTCACAAACTAAATGAACCCAATGTTCTGTGTAACTATCATCATACCACATATTGAATTTCTCAGTATGTTCAATTGAAGTATTATTACTATGACAATTTTTGCACTCAATATGAAAACCTATATCAACTAATCTCACCTCCTTTTCCACTTAATTATTATAACATTATTTTCACAATATGTCAAATATTTATTTATTACTTTATAGTTTATTGCTTATTACTTTACCTCCCTTCTCTAAGTAACTTATCCAAATACTCAATTGTATCAAATAAATCCTCTAATATATTTCCCTTCTCTGTATCAACCGAAATATATCCGTATTTATTACATATATCAGAGAATTCACAATAATTTGGATCGTTTTCTTTACATTCCATGCATTTATTAGGGTTTTCTTCATCTTCTAGGTCTTGAGAGAATAGTAATTGTTTGAGTTTTGTTAATTGATTTGTGGTTAATATCATTAATCATTTTATAGTTTATTGCTTTACCTACCTTCTTTAAGTAACTTATCTAAATACTCAATAGTATCAAATAAATCCTCTAATATATTTCCCTTCTCTGTATTAATCGAAATATAACCATATTTATTACATATATTAGAGAACTCGCAGTATGTTGGATCGTTTTCTTTACATTCCATACATTTATTTGGATTTTCTTCATCTTCTAGGTCTTGAGAGAATAGTAATTGTTTTAGTTTTGTTAGTTGATTTGTGGTTAGTATCATTAATCTTTTACTCCTTCACATCGTTGAATTATACAAATCTTTCATTTCATCTTTCAAAGACTCATAACCATATTTATAATCCAATCTAGGAAATATAGTTACTGAGCGTTTCCATTTCATATGTTCTACTATTAAGATGATTTCATGCCCTATACTGTATCCTTCTTTATCTAGTTTATCATATTGACTTACTATAAATTTAGGAGGAGAATCTGTGTCGTGACCATATTCTTGTTTACATATTTTATTTACTGCATATTGAATAGAATCTATGATGTTTATGTGTTCTAATTTCATTTTGTTTTCACCTCCTTAAAATCACTCTCAACAATCCTAATCACCTTATAATCAAATATGCCCATAATAAACTGTGCAAATATCTGTAATCCAATTAATATATCAATACTTACCTCTAATTTTATTACTACAATTGCCAATGTTGCTCCCATGATCTGAGCTATTGATACTAGATAACTTTCTTGTGTTTGATAATTTGTTAACTCCTCTCCTTGCCATATCTTATTAATATTACTTCTCATAATACACATCCATATAGCTGAACTTGTGGAATTCAAAATAGCAATTCCGAAAAATCTAATTTGAATATTATTCATTCCATATATTGATACAAATAAGAATCCTAAAACATCTAGAATAATGATTAATAAGAAGAATTTTTGTAATAATTCTCTATTCTTTTGCTTCTTTAATATGTAATTTATAAGAAATATTGTGATAATTCCTACCCAATTCACTATAGAATATATGTATGTGGATACTTTTTGCATGAAATATATGTTTATAGTAGGAGTTGTTAGTGCAAATAGTAGACAATTGGTGAATACGCCAGTGTAGAGGTATAATTTTATGTTTTTTAGGTTGTGGGTATGGTTGATGTGAGTAATATTTTTATCACCTCCTTTGTTTATTTTATTGTTGGATTTTGAGGAAGGTGGGGTTATATTTTAGTGTTGTTTGCTGAATGTGTAAAATATGCCGCCCAGTCCCTCTTGTATATAGTATAACATTTTAATATCTCCATGTCAAGAATATTTATATTATAATTCAATAAAATAATTTAAATTTATCTCTTCTTAATAATCCAACTAATTTTATTTGCTTTCACAACCGTATGAACATCAAACTTAGTTCTTAATACCTTACCATTAGCCCACCATTCCTTCTTTAACCAATCTAATTGTTTTTGAGTTGCAGGTTCATATTTCCACTTTGCTTTTCTATCTAAGAATGTACTATACTTTCTTGATGCATATTTTTCTGCTTCCTCAATTAGATTAATTAAATTATCATCTTCAGATATGTAATCCTTTGTATTAATTCTATTTGTGGTATCAACCATGTACAATTCAAATATATTCTCCTGTAGATTCTTATAGATTGTATAATGTAAATCAGAAGTAATAGATAATGCAAATATTTCATTATCACACCGATACCAATTGAAATACGCTTCGCTAAAATATTCACTCATATTAGTCTTAAATAATTTTAATTCTTCAGCAATTAATGCTAATCTCTCAATTTCTTTTTGCTTTGCTAATTCTTCTCTTTCTAACTTTTCTGCTTTATTCTTTTCCTCACGTTCAATTGCTTCAGTTAATGTTTCTTGATCTTTAATCTCTACACCAAATATATCTGTCATTGTCATTAAATCATGCTTTCGCACTATATCAACAACATCAATTATTAAGCAATTAGATTTACTTTCTGATGTTCTGAGTCCCCTTCCTAAACACTGTACGTAGAGTATTTTACTCTTGGTCGGACGAGCAAATATAAGTGCTGTGACGTTTTCATTATCATAACCAATTGTAAGTATTCCACAATTTACAATGACTGGAAGCTCTCCATTATTAAATCTATCCATAACTTTTTCTCTTCTAGAATCTTCAATGGTAGAATCAATATAATCACAAAGAATTCCATTGTCATTAAATGTTTGAGAAATATCTCTAGCATGAGCAATACCTGATGCAAATACAATAGTTGACTTTCTATCTGAAGCGTGTTTAATATAAGCCTCAACTATAATTTCATTTCTATTATCTGTATTTACCGCATCTTCCAACTGTCTCTGATTAAATTCTCCTGCTATTGTTTTTACATTTGATAAATCAGTTCCAGAATAAACATAAATTGCTTTAGGTTCACAAAGATAGTTATTTTTAATCATTTCTAATATTGGTTTTTGATAAATGATTCCATTGAATACTTTCTTCATTTCTAAATTCCACGGAGTAGCACTGAGACCAATTGCCTTTATATTAGGATTTAACTTATCTAGTATTTTTCTTATTTGTCCACAGGCAGCATGAGCTTCATCAAATATCACTAATTCAAAATCTCCATGCTCAGACATTTGTTCAAGTCTAGTAGATTTAGAATGTGTTAACGATTGTCTGGACGCAACAACAATACGGTTGCCGATTTCATTCAATGACGCTTGAACAGAACCAATATCTAAATCAGGATTAGTATTAAGTAATTTCTCGATAGTCTGCTCTCTTAAAATTGTTGATTGGATAACCAAAAGTACACGACCAACAGTATTATTTGCTATTGCAGACATTATGATGGTTTTTCCTGAAGCTGTTGGCAAGGATATGATTCCACTTTCTCCTTCTTTAAGATTGTTTACTGCTTCTACACTTTCTAATTGATATGGTCTTAATTCATATGCCATTTTAATAATCCTCATTTTCTAAATTATTTATCATAATTATATTCATTGGTTTATCAATCTCATATACATTACACTTAAACAATTCTTTAATGTTTTTATTAAACATATTTTTAAAATCTGCACCGCTTTTTTCACAATGCAATTCTGTAATCTCATCAGTAGTAAGAACGCTTTTATGTATCATAGTTAAACCTTTATTTGCATTATTCTTATCTCTTGCAACCATTGATACACTATAGCAATCGTCAAATCTCCAAGACTTAGGTTTAAGTATCATAGCGAATTCATTTTTATTTTCAACTACTAAAGTAATATCTTCATCAGAATTCATGATCTTTACAAATTTTGATGCCGTTTTTACTTCATTAAATTTATTATAATACAACATATTATTCATCATCCTCTTCTCTTTTATTTCTTTCATTCAATTCATCCTCAATCTGTTGCAAAACATCAATAGGTATTTGTGAGCGATTTAATTCTTCTATTTCTTGAAGAGATTTTTGTTCTTCAGTTGTGAGTTCAATATTCCAGTAATTATCATTGTCATCCTCAAATGGGTCTTCAAATATATCAGGTTCGTCATCATCATTGTCATCAGATATTATTGGTAAAGGTAATGGTTTTTTGTTTTGTAGTCCTATTCCTTTGGGTATTGGTTCTACAAATTCATTTTCTTTAACTAATTCTTTCTCTTTGTATTGCAATTCTTCATATTGTTTGAGTTTTTCCTCCAATTCTTTAATCTTAATATCTTTTTCACTTAAAATATTATTTATCTTTTGTTTAACACTTCTTTTTATATTAGATTTTATTTTATCAGTATATATCAACCCTTTCGCACTGACTTCTATTTGCAATTGATAATTAAAATTCACCTCATCGTCCCAATTACCTATAAATGTGGTGCAATAATGTTTATCTGGTGTCAAGTAACTATTATTGTATCTAATCAGATGCAAATCATCTTGCAATATCTTATTATATCTCTGAATGGTTCTAGAATCAGTGATTAATTTCTTTAATTTACCTTGAGTCAAATAGCCAAAATTACTTGTATTATGTGATACTCTTTTACAAGCAATAAAATATCTGATTATATTAAACTTGCTAATATTCTCACCTTGTAATTGATTAAATATATGTATTATGTCTTTATCATAAAGTTTAAAGAAATGATCTTCTGGTGGTCTGATTAATTCAATCTGGAATAATGAATCTTTACTTGATGTGGCTTCTTCAAAAGTTATCTCTTCATCACTTAAATCATAAAATTTAATTATATAATTCTTATCAGTTAAACCTTTCATAGATTCCTTTATTTTTAATACCATACCTCTATTGTTAGATGTATCAATTTTCATCATGCTTGCTATTGCTTGAATTGAACATAGTCCAATTGATTTACTTAATTGATAATGTTTGTACATTAACACAAATACCGTAACTTCTTCATTAGAAATACTTAGATCATCATAAATACTATTAGGTAACATAATATAGTTTCCCTTTGGATCATCGTTCATAATTTAATCAATCTCCTCAATCATATTTATTATTTTATTTTAGACTATTATAGAACTCAGTTAATGCTAAGAATAATTCTTCTGTTTTTGTGAATTTATATGTTCTTATCTGTGCATCTCTTTTTATGAATATTGGTTTGATACCTTTAGTAGATAAAAAGTCTACCTCTACACTCCATTGCGTTGCATATTCTTTATCAAATTTCATTTCAAAATCGACCACCTTATTTAATATTTTCTATATACCTATGTAATGTGTACGTAAAATCGTACCTAGATTACATAGGTGACTGCCCATACAAAAACCAGTACACATTACATAGCACATTGTAATCTTATACGTAAAACTGTAGTGCAATACATGTAATGTTTACGTAAAAGCGTGAGGCAGTCGCTGTAAAGTATATAATTAATTTGTACTAAGATCACAGTGAATGAAGATAGATATAAGTATAAAGAAATAAAGAAGTAATAAAGATAAAAATATAATAAAGAGATATATTCATTTGCTAAAGCAAAATGAGAAATGTTTTTGCTTATTATTTATTATTTATTTTTTTAACTTTTATTATTTTTTAATTCTAATGTATCAGCAATAAATTGTCTTCCTTCAATTGTTGATAATATCACATAATTAATACTACCATCTTTATACTTTTTCTTTGTACCATTCTCAAAATATCCTTGTTTTATGTATTCATCTTTAACATAATATGCACGATTACTTGATTTTGTAAATATATCTTTTAAGAATAATTGTTCATATATTTTATCTTGTGTAAACTTCATTTTGTATCCATCTAGTTTAAGCTTAGAATATGTATCTAAACAATTTAGTGTTCTATTGTTTAATTTAGCTTTTAATTTTTCTTTTTTAGGATTAGTTGGAAAACTTGCTTCTAGACCATTATTTCTAATTAGATTGTGTAAATATTTTGCATCAATGTTCTTACTAATTATTATCTTCCTACCATTCAGAACTTCTTCAATTGTATTTTCTACATTATATCCATTAGCAATAGAATCATATTTGTCAATATATTTACCTTCTACATATATTAATTGCATTTTAGTTTTATAAGGACTATCTAAATTTTGCATTTCTTCTATTATCTTAAATGTAAAATTTTCTTCACCATATGTATTCCACGCTTTTTGCAATTTGTAACTATGATGAGAATTATTGTTTAGTTCATCTATATGTTCATCCCAACGTCTTTCTATATCTAGACTTTCACCAATATAATATGTGTTGTTTATTTTGTTTATGATTCCATATATTCCTATTGTCATCAATCTTACTCCTCTATCAATTTATTTATTCTTGTAGTTGTTATAAACATTTATTTTTATACTTATGTAAAACCACTAGCAATAATATTAATTTGTATCATCAATACAATTATTCTCCTTTCTTAATTTAATTTATTTCATAGTTATCCCTCACTTAATAAGTATACCATACTAAAATAAACATGTCAACAAAATTATTTATATATTTGTAAAAGAATTTATTCAACAATATAAAAATCAATTCGAACCATTCCTAATCAAATACTCAATATACTTTTCCATCTCACTCTTTACTGCTAATCTTGCCTGATCAATTCCATGACCAGATTCTACATGATAAATTTCTAAGGATATGTTTTGTCTGAATGGGTTGGGAATTGTTGAACTGATTTCTCTCCATTTTGTTTTACCTTTTGAGAATGAATATGTACAGAATATGTTGTTTAGGATTTGATTGAAATCTTGAGCAATGGAATAGAGATTGGATATGGATTTGAGTTGTGATTTATAGTTTTGGAATTGATTTAGATTATTTTGTTAGGGGGTTACTCCTTTCTTTTATAGAAGAATTTCAACCTAATAACCTAATGAAAGTTATTAGATTGAAATATCAAAATATATTTAAATTTCTCCATTAATATCATTTTCCATACACCAATCTAAAAATTCATCCTCTAATTTAGTTATACTGTCCTCTACCTCTTCTTCTGGCATTCCATTGATAATGGAATCTTCGTAAATATCTTCCTTGGTTTTATAACCATTAACTTTTAACCAAACACTAAAATCAGAATACTTTTCTCCATCAATTGTACGAACCATCACTCCATCAATTAATTCTTCCATTTGAATACCTCTTTCTTTTAAGTCTTGATTGTATTATACACTTATTACTTTATTAATGCAATAAGTGTATAATTTTATTTATCGCTTTGATTAGAATAAACTACAGCCATCTGTCTTAAAATCTTTTATATATGTATTCCATTGTTCTACACTGAGTTTTAAGAATTTTCTTAAACATTTTTTGCATAAATATTGTTCTACATCTCTTCCTAAAAATTTCATATTCATTGCGATAACATCATTCTTAGTAATTTTATTTCCACAAGTACAAACTTTATTGAAATATTTTGTAGCAATATCTATTTCAATTCCTTTATGTTCCGCACATTCTTGTATAACCTCTTCATTTGGCTTTGGCCTAATAGCTCCACCATTCCAACAAAGAGGATATTCTTTTACTGTACAATTCATAGCACACCATAATTGTCTTTCAATAAAATCTTCTTTTAGAAATTTTTGAAATCTTTCATACATCACTGGATAAAAATATTTATCTAATACCCATGTTGATTTTGTATAGTACGGACAAACTAAATGACAACCTACCCTAGAATATCCTTTTTTATATTTAGGATTGAATACTATATTGTTTTTTAGTGTATATAACCAAACATCTTCTTCTGTCCATTTTCTAATTGGAAGAATTCCCATCCATTCTCTCTCACCCCATCTATCATCAAATTTTTCATCTTGATAACCAGAACGAGTAGAACTTTCTTCATTTCTCATACCATAAAAGAATAAATATTTTTTATTATCATCTAAATATTCTTTTGTAGCTCCCTCTTTGTATAAAGAGCAACACCAACGATGATGGCGTGTTGGTATCCCTACTGTTTTAATTTTTTGATAAAATCCTTCTTTTGGACTTATAGTTATACAATCTGGAATAGTTTTAATCATTTTATATGTATCGGAGCAATCCATAGAAGTATTATTAAACATAATTATAGATTTAATATCTAATTTAGAATTAGTTTGTAATGTTTTATTAACTAAATATCTTGTCAATTCACTATCTTTGCCACTAGAAGTAAATATAATTGGCGTATATTCTTTATACTTTTCAATACTACTTTTAATCAAATTGATACTTTCA